TGCTTTCTGCCAACAGTTTAGGATTAATATTCCGGCTTATTGGTAGTACGTTCCTTTGGTTTGTTTTCTCTGTGCTGATTAAAATGTGTACGCCCAAATAGGAATTAAGCCATACTATGTTATTCATAATGACCTGTATCGTATCGGGGCAGTCACAGCCTATTGAACTATTTATATTGTACGTGTTGAATATTCCCTTTGTTCCATCGAATGTGTAGGTTTCTCCGTATATCTCACGTTCCTTGAATATACATAAGGTTTCATAATGCTTTGCGAATCCTGTTATATCTTCGTCGGGGTTTCCTATTACATTGTAATTGTTATAAGGGAAGTATGAAGCATCAATGCCGTTTGCACTTATTCCAGTCCAATAAAAATAGCCAGAACCGTTGCCGCCTATGAATAAGCGATTGTCATTCTGACCTCCGAATGGGATTGCATATTTACAGTCAAGGACTGAATCAATATCATCTTGTACGGTCTTAAACGCCGTTATGACTACATTGTTTTGCCCTTGTGTTTGAAAAGTATTAAATGCAACTACTCCTGTCGTGCGATTTACGGTAAAGTCTATACCTTCTTCTTTTGTAACTCCGTCAACCGTGCATAATACTTCTGTAGCGTCAAGGTCTGTATCGGTTAATTGATAGTTTTTATCAGAGGTTGTTCCATTGAATTTGTTGATAAATCCTGTTCCTATACGGTTGTATTCCTCTAGCGTATCACCGCCACCACTTGGGGTACGGTTAATTATGACTGTTGGAATATAAGGCGTTACCACTGATACTGTTGTACCGTCATATTCAAGGTATTTGCCTTTCTGACGGAAATATATTAATCCGTTGAATTTAAAAAAACTGCCCTTTTTAGCAGTTACACCATCATATATTTCTGATATTGTTCCCTCATCGTCCATTGTGTAAAGTTTTGTATCGGAATGGAATATTATCTTTCCGTCGTATTTATACTTGTAGACGGTGAGGATTGGTTTTTCTAATGCTTCATTTATGTACTCCTGCCCCCACCGTTTGCATAATTCTCCTTCACGGAACCACATATTAAGAACTTTTGAAGTCTGATTATCTGCCAGTTTCCATTCTCTTTCGATAAGGTTTAAACCGCCATTCAATGGGACAGTCCTTTCCGGCCAGTATTCCATTTTTGGCGGTTTTGGTGCTTGTATTGATTTAGGTGCTATATACACTTTATCACCTTCTTACATCATCATCGAATACACGGTTTCAATTTTTGTTTCCTGTGCCGCTTCATCACCTATTACGTTTTGGGCCTTTTCAATAAATAATGACCTGAGCCAGCTTGACAAGGATGGATTGTCGGCTGCTGTTGCTCTTATGGCTATGTCTAACGCTAGTAAGTCAAGCCCTTTATCTTCTATGTCTAGTTCCACCGTATCTAACGATGTAGGAAGTACCTCAGCAGGATAACGGTAATAATGAATGTCGAATGAACCAGGCTTGAAGTATTCTAAGATTACTTTTTTGTTGTTCTCCCACTTCATACCTTTGTAGATTTCATATATTGCCGGGTCGCTTCTCAATATCACGGTGTCAAAGCTCATAAAATCATCAGGCATATCATACTCGACATATCTCGTATAATTAGGTACATCATCGTCTGTAGCAAAAGGATAAGCAAATAACGCTGTGTTACGAATGTTATAGGGATAATCACCACCGAAAGTTATCGTCACCGTGTCGGTGTCTGTGGCCGTGATGTTGCCTTTATGTGCCGTGAATTTTCTCTTTTCTGTATTCTCTATAGTTTCAACGGTTACACCATTCACAGCTATAGTAACAGTGCCGATATTGTCCATTTCAAGATGGTATGACTTTGTGCCAACTCCCGTTAAGATAATAGGCTTTCCCGGTAGATATTGGCGTATGTCAAAACCGCTCAATAAGCCTAATTGGTTTGGTACAGGGTTGTGTGTTACTTGGAATACGGCAGGAATTTTGATTAATCCTGCCATATATTTAAGGGACTCATTGAGGAAATAATTGAATTTGTCTCTGTAGTCTGCGTTTTTGGTTTCAGGTAGTTCTATGCCTTTTTTTGTGGCTTCGTCTAAATATCTCAAAAAGATTTTAAGGCAATCACCTTTAGTCATATTATCACCCCTTTGCGTAGTAGGCTATTGCGTCACCACTTGTCAGGGTTATGCTGTTCCACTTACCGTATAATATTGTCTTTGCTGGGATAGTTGTAATCGCTGTCAGGTCTGGGTTTGTTGCGCCTGTTACATTTCCCTGTGCTTTGACTTTCATATCAGACATGACTTCTATTTTACAAAAGTAATATCCGTCGGCAGGGGTTACGGCAGATGTGCCTGAGATTACTTTCCCTCCGTTTACTCCGCTGTTGTTCAAATATACTTGTGCTGCCATTATTTCGGGTACGCTCATATTTATTCCTCCTTGTGGTTAGCCCTATAATGGGCTAATAATTTGCCTTTATTTGGTGTTTTATAGTCGCATTCCTTGCATTCGTAAATCTTTTCTTCTTCGTACTTAAATTTCTTTTTCAGCTTTTGAATCAATCTATCGTCAGAGGTTGAATATTCTCCTTTTTCATCAAATCTGAAAATAGGTTTAAACTCATACTCTGTTGAAAAAGGTTTCCTTCTCATTTCTCTTACTAATGAATTGGGTTGTCCGTAAAATTTCATGGTTATAACTCCTTTAATATAAATTCCCAAGTGTCTTTTGCTCCAAGTGACAAGTAGTAATTCTTCTGAAATTCAGCAGCTTGCCTTTCAAGTTCTTTCAATCTTGCGTTTCCTTTTATTTCAAGGTCTTTACGCTTTTTATCCTCATATCCATACAGCCAATAGCTTTTCAGTAAATCGCTATCATCAGGGATATGAATCTTAATACCTTTTCCTTCTGCTACACCTAACCAATACAGGCATGAAGGTCTTTGCTCTCCGTATTCTTCCATGTATGACATATGAACGCCATAGATTGATATGTCTTGATAACCATCATATATCGCAAGTGCCAGCATGTAGTCTATAGTTGAGTTGAAGAATCTTCTTCCGAAATGTTCTATCAAGGTTTCAAGTGGATATTTTACGCTTGTTGGGATTTCTGAATGTTGCTCTTGCATGTATATAGGCATTTTTAGCTGAGACAATATTTCAATATGTGGCGTGTTGGTTTTTCTTGATTTATATGTTTTCACATGCTCCCAATTATGAATCTCAAACCATCTGCTAATTTTCTCAACTGGTACTACGCCGTACATATCGTTTAAAGCCCAAAATTCGTAATCTTCGTTTATTGGAGCTTCTTTCAATGTTTGTGCTGTTCCTAAAATACATAATCTTTTCATAATATAAGAGGGGGCATTAAGCCCCCTATCCTCCTTACAGTAATTCTAATGCGTACATTGTAAATGTGTGGTCGGTTTTAAGTTTCACCGTGGAACTGCCGGGGCTTACGGTGATTGCTATTGTGCCGTCATTCTGCAATACCTTTGCTGTTTCGATTTCCACTACCTCTGTTGCCTTTGCTGCTGTGGTTGAGCCTATTGTCCCGGTTATTGCTCCGGCAGCCCATAAGCCGCCTGCTGCTATGGAATATTTTGCTGGTACTGTGCCGGTCGAAGAACTTTGAAATATTAAAGCTACTTTCCCGGTTGAAGCTTTTGGGGTGTAAGTGAATACTTCTGATGCTCCGGCCACTGTTGAAGTTGCAGCATTAGCCGTCAAAATTTGGTCGGTATTTAATTTTGCTATAGTTGTATTGGTTACTGCCATATTTATCATCCTTTCGTTTTGAAATTAGAGGGGCTAGTTAAGCCCCATTAAATTGCTGTCTCAGCTGTATACGTCAATGCTATTGTTACGAGTTCCTTCGGTTTTACTACTTTTGCACCAAAGATATGCTCACCCCTTATGTGAGTGGCAAAAGCTGTCTCTGCTCTTAACGCTTCGGATTTCAGCAATGCTTCTGCGAATACTATCGCATTGTACGAACCTGCCATGATATTGCTTACAGGTGTTGATACGGTGTTTACCACTTGGTTTGTTACAAATGTATCAAATCCAAGCACCTTAGCCCACATCATGCCGCCTTTGCCGTTTATACCTTCATTGATTGAGAATTTTATTCCGGCAAGTTCAAGTTTCAACTGAATCCACGGATTAATTACTAACCACATATCATTTTCATCAACATTGTTTTCGGCAAGTGTCTGCTTCATTAAGCCAATGTCTGAAAGTATAGAGGTTGTATCGCAACTGGTATCTGCTTTCAATTTGTTTCCGGCCTGTGTATAAAGCCCCATAAGGTAAGAATCACAGGTCTTTCGCAATGCATAGCCAGCTCTTTCAGCCTGTGAACCTTTAAGGTCAACATTTGCCATAACTTCTTCAATGTCGGTTACATCAAAACCATAGTAATTGTACTGGTCGACAAGTAAGGAAACTCTGCCAGCGTTGAGCGATTCATAATTTACTGTGCCGGTATAACTATTTACCGACGGATCTGCCAACCCGTTAAAGTGGATTGTATCGCCGAACCTCTTTACCTTGTTAGAATAGTTCCGGCAAATTTTCTTTGCTACGAGGTTATCCTCGAGGGTTCTATATACCGCTGCGTCCCATATTTCGGGAATAAATTCTTTTGTTGCCATATTTATCATCCTTTCGTTTGCATAAAATTAAGCCCTACCAGTTGGCACGGCTCTTTTGAATTTTGGATAGGTTTTTGATTACCCATCTTTGATCACTTTTCTTTGATTCAAACAATTCTTGACTAATGAAGTCGCTTTCCCCTCCTGCACTCAATGAACCGGGGGAACTTTCCCCATTAGCAGTTATTTTCTTTATAGTCTCTTGCTGTGCTGTCTGTGCTGCTTTGCTTACGGTATCACCGTAATTAGCCAGCTTGTAAGCTTCATTCAGCGATAAGCCCCTATTGACATACTCAGTCATTTTATCAATACAGGGAAGTTTGCCTATATCGTCAAAGGACTTTATGCCTAAGTCGGGAAATTCTTTTGCGAATTCGCTTACAGCTGCGTCTACTCTTTGAGTTCTCAGAAATTCACTAGCTTGTTTTACTGTTGGATGGTCTGCCACAGCCTTTTCAATTAATGGTTGCAAGGTTGTAGGGTCTAAGCCGGTTTCTTCCTGAAATCTCTGTCTTTCCTCTGCCGCCTTCTGCTCTGCTAGGGCTTTTTGATACTCTGCG